TCTGGTTGGCAATCAGCCTGGTGCACGCCTGGAACCAGTCCATGCACTCCTTGGGCTTTTGAAGGACCGACTCAATGCCACGCCATACGTGCTCAGCAAGCATGTGGATCGCGTAGTAGCGCTTGTCGTCAGGGAAAGGCTTGGCGCGCTTCTTGCCGTGGATCTGTTCGTCATACCACTCGTTGATGTAGGCACGATTAGAATACGGAGTCAGCCCATAGCTATAACACATGACGGGCCTCTTGCACGTCTTGCGGTCAATCCCAAAGCTCACCCAAGCACGCGCCAACTCGTCACCAGTAGCGGCAAGGGCCTCTAGGCTTTTAAGGGCATTAACAGCAACAACCCCATAGATGTCCTGAGGCGTTGTTGTTGGTAAAACATTCGTCGCCTCCATCCCATACGGATCACGCGTCAGCATCGAGAGAATCTGGAGGCCATTGTTAGAGGCGTCCATGTTCACCGGGAACGCACTGTTGACCTTCCCGTTGAGCTTGTAGGCTGCCCACTCATTAACCCACGCAAGGAAAACCCAAGGCTTGTCTGCCTCAGTCCATAACAACTCACGCTCAGGGTTCTTGGCAATCTTGATGGCGTCCTTGGTGAACGCCTCAGCCCACTTCCACCGTTCGTCCAGTGTGACCTTGTCGTTCCCCCAGGCGTTCGCCCCAGCCACCGCAAGCCACTTGGCGTCCTGGTCGTTCGCTAGCCGCTCTGTCCGGGCAAACTGTAGGAGCCCCCGGCAAAGGTCGTTGCCCATGACACTCAGCGATGACGCAATGTTATACACACGGCCCCTGAAGTCACAGTGACTCGGGTAGAAGAACCGACTGGCCGATAGCTTCTCAGCCGTGAAGATAATCTTACTGGTCAGCAGCCGCTTGGACTTGGTGCTGGCATTCCGTGCATAGATCCCTGCCGCAGTCTGCCTCCACTTGCGATTGCTGTCCTCGTTCTCATGGAAGTCGTTCGGGATCTCTGGGAGTTGCTCGTCCTCCTTACTGGGCATGGACCCCACCTCCACATTGTTCTTCCAGGCCCACTTAGCAACACGCAGCACGTTCGGATTGACTACCCAGGGCGTCCCTTGGATCAGGTTACAGGCCTCCATAGGCGTCTCGAGCTTGTCGTTCTCAATTGTGCGAAGGAAGTCCATGTTGGACGTCTTAATGAAGGGCAACTTAGGCAGCGCTGTGCCCTCCGTGTCATAGCCCCCCTCCCAGATTGAGTCCCAAGGCAACGGCGCGTCAGACGTGGGCAACCAAAAGGGCTCGAAAAGCTCCTTGTCCTCATTGTAGTTCTCAATCCAGTCAAGGGTCCCCTTCGACGCCGTAACGTAGCGTGTTGGCTTCTTCCCTGCCTTCTCTAAGATGTAAACATACTCAATGATCCCTGTGACGTGCCTGAGCAACTCCACCAAGGTCAACCCACAACTAAGCTTGTCACGCCTTCTCCAGTCCGTGTAGCCAGGCATAAGGCCCTTCTCGGTCTCCTTACGCATCGAGCTCTTAATATGCCTGCGCTGGTTCAGGAGGCCCCCACGGCGGCGCTGTGCCCCTAAAACAATTCCCTCCCCCTTGGCCTCGTTGTTCTTCACTAAGAAATCACAACGGTGCTGGTCCTCAACACGCGAGCCCACAAAGTGACTCACTGCTGCCATGTTCTTCTTCAGGGTAATACAATCCAGGACCGCTTTAATCACAATGAAACCAATCACTGAGGGCTTCATCTCACGGAGCCCTAACTGCCACAAGGCACTGTTCCTGTTGTCCCACCCCTTCACCATCTCTTTGATGACCTTCGTGTAAGTCGGGAGTCCTCCCCTGATCAACCTTTGCCCGTATTTCGTCTCGCTTTCCGCTTCCCGCTTCTTAGCAGACTCGATGCGAGCGCGATACCTACCAACCCCAAGGTCAACCATGTCTTGGTTAAGTTCTTTCTGAGTAAGCTCTTTAATGTCATCTTTTTCCTGCTCGTTTTGCATGTAGTTGGGAGTCTTTTAGGTAAAAACACACATATTGTCAATTTTATTCTTGACGCACCCCCAGGGCACGCCCTTAGAGTGTCTCTAAGAGATTACTAAGTGATCACTAAGCACTTGTTCTTAATGGTTAAAACAAAAAGAACAACAGCTTAAAGACACTTAAAGACAACACTATGAAAAACAAAGACTTCTTCATCACAACTACAACCATTTGCTTAGCACTTTACTACGTGGTTCTTCTGGCAATCATGGTGTTCACCTCTAAGGCCTAATCTCAGGGCACGCACTACTATCATCCGGCCTGGCTGAGCAATCTAGGTGATTAAAGAGGGCACAAAAAAGCGCCCAGAGAAAACCCTGAGCGCTTGTTCTTTGTTGTTGTTGTCAGTTATTCAGCAACAAAGCAAGTGCAATCTTTGTGCTCAAAATGTCGCGTTGCTTGTATCCAATACCGAATACTGTCCTGCCTTCTTCTGTATTTCAAGCTAGGCCTCTGAGTCTCGAAGGGCTCGAGCTCATACGAAAGAGAGTTAAAGTTTTCAATAAATCTCTTTGCATCCGCTATCCTCGAAAAAGTGGCACGGTTTGACTCATAGAGAGTGAATAATTTGTTCATACTGTTTCCTCGCACACAGTTAGATTACAATAGTGCGAATGTGCCGTGCAATCTTCTTCCCAGCAGTCACCCACTTGCGATTGAGCTACCCGCTTCCTGGCCTCTTTGAGTTGGCAAGGAATGCCCTCCATTAATTGGAGCACTACGCCACACGAAACGCTCGTGATTGCGTCCGCGAATGACATTTCAAGCGCGAAATCTTCCAACAATTTAAGAGCGTTTTTGCCCTCAATTCGTTCAATTTCGTCACGATGATTCCTGTCAGCTTCTCTTTCTTCGTTGTTCTTTTTTCTGTTTTTCATTGTTCTTGTTGTCTTGTTGTTTGTTCGTTTGTTCGTTTGGTAATATGTAAGCCCCCAAGGTAAGCGGCTTTCCTTCTGCCTGGTTGCGTAGCACAATGCTCCAATTCAGCGCGAGCGGGAATCCGGATGAATCACAAGGACGGTGTTCTTTCACTTCCGGCCTCCTTCCCAGTGCCGCTTAATAGTCACCCAGAGCGTTGCTTGATAGACTGATGGCGCTTCATTCAGCTTGTCCGCCTCGCTCAGTGTCAGGCGCTCCACTCGATCGTATTGAGGCCTCGTAAGTCCTTCCACAACTGCTTTACGCTTCACTGAGCTCGTCAAACAAGCGCGCATGTGCCAACGATCCACAACAACACAACGGGCAAGACGTGTGAGCTCTATACTCTTGGCGAATGCCCAAGTCTTTGGTGCGCCATCATCAAGGGCCTTTGAGTCACCTTCGAGAAGGTCCCAGGCTTTGTGTTTGTTGTTGTTGAATGTGCACACCCGGACGTCTTGCGGTTTGCCGCCGTCATGATGGACAAGCGCAAGATTGAGTGCGTCTAGCTTGTTTCGTTCCCAATCATTCATTGGCGAGAGGGCGCTAATCACAGCGGCAGCAGTCCAGACGTCACACCCAACTGTGTCAGCAATGAGCTTCGCGTGAGCGTTCGCTTCATCATACCAATCACCGCCAAGGCGTGCTTCTTTAGCTGTCGCACGGTCCCTCCATGTCCGGAGGTTCTTTCTTATAGCGCTGTCGCTAACCTTTGTTAAACTTTGCTTCTTCATTTCTTCAGCATCAGTTTAATGATGATTACCCACATCGAGACGGATAGCGCCACCGTGCTCGCCCAGAAGATCGAAAAGGTTCGCTTTGCCCTCTTCATTTGAAGGCCCTCCTTCCGTTGCGCTTCTCGATCATTTTGAAATCGAGCGTTTCAGTGCGCTGGATAATGTCCGGCATGACATCTTCATGACTGGCCCGCAAGAGCACCGCTTGAATGTCTGCGAGCGAGGATCTTTGTTCCTCTAGAACCGTGATGATCTCACGGATTGTTTGCTTTGTTCTTTTGTTCTTGTTCATTGTTCTTGTTGTTCGTTTGTTCTTGTTAGCTAGTCCGCAGTGCAGGCCAGTGGATAGACTACTAAAGCGAATCGTGAAGTCTTGCAACAATAAAAGAAAGTTTTCTTCCGGCCCTCCCTTCGTGCCGCCTGGTGTTCTCCCTTCGTGCCGCCTGGTGTTCTCCCTTTTGTTCCTCCCTTTGGTGGCGCTGAGCAGACAGTGAGCTTCTCAAAACGTAAAAACACCCACAAACACACAAACACACACAAGCGCTCGCCACCCCTCAGCGCTGGCCTTGTGCTTCCTTGCACCTCCTCCAATGCCCCCCAGGCCCCCCGTGTCTTCTTTACAACTCCTCGAGCCTGGCCACGCCACTCTCGGATGTCGCCAGGTTTGCCCTTCGATTCAATGAGCCAGCGCCGAGGCCCTGCGGGGTGAAGCGGCACACTCTCCGTATATATAACCCTCTCAGACTTTTTGGTGAAAAATAGAACAGGGCCCCTAGCGATAACTAAGGGCCCTGCCTAATGAACAACACGATGCAAATACAGAGCATAAGATCAGCTTAGGGTTACTCTTCGTCAGTCTTTGATGAAGCCCTGAAGTCAATCTCGGTCCCTGTTATAGAGGAACTGACGGATTCGTCAACATTATTTATAGAACAAATATTGGGTATGCTTAGAGAGGCTTAGAGTGTCTTTAAGTCTCTTAGAGTGTCTTTAAGCTTCTTTAAGATATTGTTCTTATTGTTTAATCTACAATTCACTAATCTTAGAGGTCTCTAAGTAATCTTAAAGAGGGATTATTGAGACTTGTCAATAGCTTTTTTCTCTACCCTTATACGATCATTGATTCAAAGGGTTGATTAGTAATGATTTACAACGATTACCAAGTGAGGATGTTTTGACCACCTTTGCGTGTCTTAAAGTATGCCTCTGCATATTTTGCTAGCTCCATCTTAAGAACGTCCTCCTTTCGCTCTAGGATGCGTTCTGACGCGTCTTGTGACATTTGGGCCGTCCAGTATCCAACTGCCATCGCAAGCGCGTCTAAGCGGTCGTCATGCGTCACTGCGCCCCTGTCACGAGTTATACGAGTCATCTGGTAGATCAACTGGTATTTCAGTGCGTGGTCTTTAGGATAGCTCTGGGTCGTCTCGTAGTCGGTCTGGATGACCTTAGGGTCAACAACAAGCTTGTGCCCTGTCATCACTGGCTCCAGGGTGTCAATGATCCTTCGTTCTTTCTGTGTGCTGTGCCTGACCTCCTCAATGGTGCACGGGTGGACCTTGCGAAGTATTGGTTTCAGTAGTTCAACAAACATACCATCCCCAAAGTTACTCTCCACGACGATCTCGTTGACCTTGTGTTCCTTGGCGGTCATCGAGAGGAACTTAAGGGTTTCCTCAGAGTATCCCCCTTGGACTCCCCCAGCCGCTGTGACATACAGGAACCCATTGAGCATCTTAACGACTGCGTATCCTGTTTCGTCCTTGCCACGCCCTGACGGGTCAATTGACATGACACTCCCGGTATACTTAACGTGGTCGCCAAGCACCTTCATCGGTCGATAGAATCGGTCTCCGGTCATCCCTACGTTAGGTATCGAGCCGTCCCATTCGAGCTCGGGGTTCCGTGCCCACACTAGTCGTTCTGGGGCCAGTTCGTTATCAAGGGACATCACAATGAGGTCCGCAAGCTTGAGCGGATACTTCTCGACGTCACTAAGGTTTGAATCCAACATAAATTGAAGAGCATACCCGGCAGAGCCGTAGGATACTTTACGTTCGGCAAGGTCAACATCAGAGAACCGTAGTGGCTCAGTGGACCTTCCTTTTTGTTCTATATCAACACAACAATCAGAAATGTGCCCATCGTAACGCTTAGTGCTTTGTGCTGGGGTAACATACTGAGCAGGCCAGATCTTTGTCTGGTAGCCCCGCTCTGTGAGTTGTCGATATATTGTGTCTTCGCATTGTGGTGTTCCTAGAAAGATTATCTTCGCGTCCTCGAGCGGCTTAAGGATCGCATCAAACTCTTTGACTTGTTCCCCGAGCTTGTCCCGCATCATTTGGGTCGCTGAGTTGTTTGGGACCTCTACGTCATCGGCAACAATAATGTCTGCGCGACTCCCTGTCAGTTGAGATGTAATACCCAGGGACTTGACTGAGGGCGCGTGGGCGGCTGGGGCTGGACCGACGTCGAACGAGATCTTACTGAATCGTTGTCTGTCTTGGGGGATGAGGTGCTTAAGTAAGGGCATCTCATGGATAAGCCTAAGAGTAAAAGTTGAGAAGTCATCTGCTCGAGTTTTTGAAGCAGAGACAACAAGTATATTCTTTGAGGGATCGAGGAGCAACTGGTGGACAACGTAAGCAGAGCAGATCCAACTCTTTCCAACGCCTCGAAAGCCTTGAATAACTGCTCGCTTGTCTCCGTGCTGCATGTAATCCGCGATTTCATATTGAATTTTAGTAGGGTCGGGCAGGTTGAGTTGCTTCCACACCAGGTAGAGGAAGTTACGGAAGTCTTTAAGCTGTGTTGCTGTTTGTTTTATATCAGCCATTTCGCGAGCGATTTAGTCTTTTTGATTGAATCCTCAAGTTTGCCCGTGTGTTGTTCTGGGGGTTCCTGTCTTTATGATCAACGTCCTTCCCCTCCAGAGTCTTTCTCCCTACCTTTTTAATCATCAACCTACGTGCAGCGTTACGCCCGGCCCTGCGTTTCTTCTGGGTGGGCTTAGCGTGGTAGGTGTTGTATTCGTTCTTGTAATTCCTATCCATTGGGCGCCATGGCTACTATTCGATCTACATTATCATCATGGAATGGCAGTGCG